ATGTAATACTTTATAGAGAAGATGCCGGAGTGTTTACCGGATTTTACGGAAACTATGCAGAATGTCTGCCTGATAATATTGTTGAAGAAATGGGCTACTTGTCAGAAGAAGAATTATTTGAAGTTCGTTTTTTTTACTACGATTTCGGAGGAAACGGAATTTTAGAATTAGACACGGAGCCAACTCATTGGATGAAATTGCCTGAACCTCCGGAAAATTAACCCCGTGCCATCTTAGGGTGGCACTTTAAAACAAGAATTATGGAAGATAAAAAAATAAAAATAACATTTGGAATTCAACAAAAACATATTGAAAAGATAGAAGAGCGAGTTGCTCACTACGACAGCCTGTTAACAGAGGATGATACACTAAAAGAAGGGTGGATATTGTATGATCGATCTTTCTGGATTAATCGTGGAGAAGAATTCGGATGGGAGCCTTTAACTCTTGCAATCCATTATTTTAAATACAAAAATAAGAACTCATGATAGCACCACAAGAACTTAGAATAGGAAATATTGTTAGGTTAAAATCAAAGAATAAAGATTATGTCATTGATTCAGGATATGAAATTGACACTGGAACTGATTCGGATGATTTTGAGCCCATAGAGCTAACAGAAGACTGGCTCAGAAAATTAAACTTTGTTTGTTTGGGTAAAAAACGTAATTGGTTTGATTATAACCTTAATGGCAGAATAGTTTTAAGCATTTCTTTGGACGGAATACTTTTAATTAACTTAAATGGTGAATTTTCAAATATAGGATCAGTTAAATATGTCCACCAACTCCAAAACTTAATATTCGCCCTTACCGGGGAAGAACTTAAAATTAAAGAATCATGAATCTACAATTGTCTTTAAAAACGAAATGGTTTGAAATGACTAAAGCTAGAATTAAACCAGAAGATTACCGAGAAATAACACCATATTGGTGTAGTAGATTGTTGCAATTTAAATCACAAAATATAAAACAATCAAATTTTGAAGCATTGTTTAATCTGAATAACTATCAATTTGTCATTGACTTTATAAGTGAGAATTACGATTTCAAACCTTTCGATTTAAATGTTATGACGTTAGGCTATCCTTCAAAAGATGATCAGGAAAGAATCTTAAAACTGGAACATGCAGGAATTGAGATCCGGGAAGGAAATCCTGAATGGGGTGCGGAACCAGGTAAACTATACTTTGTAATTAAACACGGAAAAAGACTATGAAACAGTTAGAGATAACCACCAATAAAAGACTCCTTATTGTGGAGTACCCTTCGATAGATTTTGCTAATGGTATTGAGAAAATTTCAGAATTTCAGGAAAAATATAAACTCATCTGCAAAGGCTCCGATCTTACTGATGATATTGCGAAAGGGCTAGTTGAAGAAATATACCATCCATCCATTAGTTTTTATAAAGACTATAATTCTGAAAATCCTAATGAAATTGGGTCCCATTGTGAAATTAAATCCTTCATTTCCGCTATAGAATCGAAAAATTACTATTGGGGAGAGAATCCATATGAAAAAGAATTAGACAGTTGTAATGCGTACACAGATATGTTTACAATTGCTAAAAGAGCTAGGAAGTATGAAGAAGCAAAAGATAGGACCTTCAACCCATCAAAATGTATAATCTTTGAAATAGTGTAAATATGAAGTATATATTTTACTATTATGTGCAAATATAATTTTTGCAATAATGAACTTTAAAGTGAAAAATTATAAAACAGCTTTATTTAGTTCTTTCATATCTGGATTAATTCTTGGAAGGATACTAAGTATTTTGTTTTAGTTTAATTACGGAAACCCACAATACAAAACCAAATAACCAAACTAAATTAGATGTATGAAAGAATTTATTAACGAATGCATGTTCTTCCGGAATAAGGATACTGAATTGAGAATAATCGGTGCGCTTGCTTGGTTTTGGATTGCCTGCGTTGTTTATTTGATTTGCTGGATGTTTTAGTATCTTTACACCATGGAAGACATGGAAGAAATAGAGAAGCAAATAATTGAAATCGTTACCGAACAATTTGAAAAAGATGGAGGCTCAAACGGTGTCACTATGGGAGCGTTTGATCACATTTTAAAATTGCCATTGCAAGAAAGAAACGAGTTTTTATATCGGATGGCCAAACAGAAGAAAATACATATTTTTCAAAGTTTGAATAATATTCGAGTTACGTTACCAAAATAAAGCCCCTGAATTAACAGGGGTGTTTTTTTTAATTTATTTTAACCTTTGAAATTTTGTACTTATCAATTATAATAAACCTTTCTAATTCGTCTTTGTATTCTGTTTTTGCAGAAGACCATTTATTGCGAACAGTGCTTTCAGTAAAATCATACTTACGAACTAGTTCGGATAGCTTTGCAAAGTATTCGCTTTGTAATGTTTGAATATTTAGTATTTGCCAAATCATGATATATTAACTTAGTCTAGTCGCTGTATATTCGATGTCAGAAATTTCGCCTTCAAATTCATCATAGTAATTAAAATTAAGGCTTCCCCCAATTTTTAAATCTGTCATTTCACCTTTTCTATTAAGGGTATATCCTTCTATTTTTTCACCAATAACACTCAAAGCATCTGTAAAAGTCTGGCTGTTATTTGTTAGATTATCCTTGATAATTAAAGAATACATTCGATTGTCTATTTCTTGTAAGCCCAAGAAATATGGACTATCTTTTTTGAACCGTCCTTGATATTCAACTTTTATAAGCGAATTATCTTTTTTCCAAATATTGCAAGTTCCTATTACATAGTGAAAATCAATTGTTTCAATACTATTTAGATACTCATTGGCAATTTCTGTAGCTAAATTTATATCTGTTGTATTTATCCAAATAGCTTGAAGTCTGCTGTCGTGTCTAATTACTTTAATATCCATGATTGTTATTTTATACAACAAATATACAAAAAAAAATTAATATACTAAAAATAGTATAAAAATATAACTAGTTAAATTTATACTAATTACTGTGTTGTTAGATTGATGAATAAAAATTGTTAGTAAAAACTATAAAAAAAGTTAGATTGAGTGTTGTTTTGTAATTTTCGTTTTCGTAACTTTACTGTAAAGCAGTTGGAAATGAAGGAGATAAAGCCTAAGGAGTGCGTAGTATGTGGGGAGGATTTTATGCCGTTTAAGACAACTGAAAGAGTTTGTTCTTTGACCTGCGCACTTGCTTATGCTAAATCAGATGTCGACAAGAAAAACGCTAAAGCTTGGAGAAAAGAGAAGAAGATCAGGAAGGAGGGGCTTAAAACTCACAAAGATTATTTAAACGATTTACAGAAAGTATTTAACGAGTTTATTAGAGTTAGAGACAAGGGTAAGCCGTGTGTGAGTTGCGGATGTAGAGTTAAAGGAAACGGGCATGCTAGTCATATGTTTTCGGTTGGATCAAGCCCTTCATTACGTTTTAATGAGGATAATGTTTGGAGAAGCTGTGTAGAATGTAATCTTCATAAGCATGGAAATATAGCAGAATACAGTATAAGACTTAGAGAAAAAATAGGTGAAGAAAGATTCAATAGTTTAGTTGTGAATAGAAATATTCCTTTAAAGCTTTCGGTGGAAGAAATTAAGCAATTGATTGTAGAATATAGGCAGAAAATTAAATCATTAAAATATGCGTGAAATCTGGAAGGATGTAGTAGGTTACGAAGGTTATTATCAAGTCTCTAATCTAAGTCGAGTAATGAGGATTGCAGGATATGTAAAATACAGAGGCGATAAGAGATGGTGTAATGGCAGGATATTGACGCCTCAGGATAATGGGATGGGATATTATAGAGTTAAACTAACTGTTGATAATAAGCCAAAGGCTATTATGCTTCATAGAATAATTGCTATGGCATTTATAGAAAATCCTAAAAACGATCCATGTGTAAATCATAAAGATGGAAATAAGAAAAATAATAATATTTCAAATCTCGAATGGTGCACGCAAAAATATAACATACTACATGCCAGAGCAACCGGATTAGTTGATTTAGAGAAGCTGAGAAAAGCGACATCTGCTACTGGAAAGAAAACAGTTAAAAATATTTGTGGATGGAATTCAAGAAAAGTAATAAATAAAAGGAATGGGTTTATATATCCAAGTGTAGTGGCAGCGGCAAAAGACCATGGTATAAATAGAAGATATTTACATGATGTTCTTAGTGGGAAGGGTAAAAATGAAACTACATTGGAGTTCCTTAAGATATGATTAATTGTTGTTGAATTACCAAGCACAGATGATGAGTGCAGAGGGGGAGGAGAGTTGGTTGATGAAGGAGGGTGCTTGGTGTTTTTTAAAAAATGCAAAAATGGATAGATTAATACAATTGGAGGAAAAAGCTCTTAGATTTATAAAAACAATCCGAAGAGCTACCGAAGGCGAAACTCTATTTGCTTCAAATTCTGGTGGAAAAGATTCTGCTATTGTTGATTATCTTCTGCAGTTAAGCGGTATTGAATATAAGGCATATCACACTAATACAACGCTTGATCCTCCAGGGACTATTCTTCATTTAAAAGAATTTTACCCACATGTAGAAATCTTAAAGCCAAATGAAACCTTCTATCAATTAATAAGAAGAAAAGGATTGCCAACAAGATTAAATAGATATTGTTGCGAACATCTTAAAGAATACGGATCTATAGCTAAAATGGTTTTCGAAGGTGTAAGAAGTGCTGAAAGCAAGAAGAGACAAGGGCGTGATTACGTTCAATGTGATAATCGTAAATGGCAAGAAGGTGCACAACATATTTACCCGATCTATGATTGGACAGATAAGGATGTTTGGGAATATATTAAGTTTAGAAATATTCAATTAGCACCTCATTACGAAAAATCAAAACCATTTGGATTGAAAAGATTGGGTTGTGTAGGTTGTCCATTGGTAAGTCCTACAATCAGGCAGAAAGAATTTAAATTATATCCGAAAATTTTAGAAAACATTACTAAAGCTATTGAAGAAGGAATGAAGAACAATCCACAATGGAAATTATCTGTTGCAACAGGAGGTGACGCAGGAATTGCTATTCAATGGTGGTTAAGCGGGAAAACAATGAATGAATTCTTCTCTGGAATGAAATTCAGTGGAAGCAAACAAAACGGATGGTCAGTGTTGAGTGCGAATAAAACTCAACTAGAATTAGAATTTGATTAAACGTGATGCTAGCATATAGGTAATGCGATAAAAAAATAATTATGATTTCAAGATGGCTAAATGGTAGGGATTGGATTTTAATTGGATGTTTGATTGTTATTGGATTAACAACTGTTATATATCTTTTTATAAAAGGTATTATATGGCTGTTTAATAATATTCAAATATTTTAAAACGTGTTGCCAGTATATGAGATATACGACCTTAACAATAGTTAAGTGTTACTGAGCGAAACAGGGGGCAACAGCAAAGTAACTTTAAATGTATCGACAGACAGCCTGGATAGACGGGCAACCAAAGAACAGTGGCGGAAGTAGACGCAGAATCCACTAATGGCAAACTCCATTCGAATAATAGTACAATGGTGCAGGTATCAAATCCTGTCTGTTCTTTTTTAAATGCCTCGAATTCGAGGGAGATTGATTTAATGCAGTAGGAACTATTTTTTTCATATTAATATTTTGTGATTTGGTGTCCCGCTGCTATAATAGGTAGCGGGGTTTTTAATTTAGGGAGTATGGATAGAAAAGAATATGAGTATAATTTACAGAAGTTATTATCTGAAAAAGCACAATTAACGAAAGCTTTAATCAATAAAGATAATGAGCTGTCTGATTTTAGAAGATTAGAAGATAGTGTGCTTGAAGAACATGCTTTGATACCTAAAAGCTGTAAGACAATAGAAGAATGGTTGGAAGGACATCCATTTCCTGATGCTTGCAATAGTATGAGATTTGAGAGTTATGCAATAGCAAGAGAAGTGCAAATAAGTTCAAATACTTACTATTTTGACTATCACATTGTAAAAACCAAGTAGAAAAAATCTAAATACTAAACTAATTTTCTATGGCAGAGGGAGTGACAGGGAGTGAGGTGAAGGCGAAATACTCAATGAGTAGAAGTAAGGAGGATCTACCTGGTGAGGAGTGGAGAGAGTTAAAAAACTATCCTGACAGATACCTGGTTTCTAATTACGGCAGAGTAAAGAGTACTATAAAAAAAATTCCGGTTATACTTAAAAAGTCTTTTCTAAACAATAGATTTCATGTTGTACTTACTGACAAAAGAGGAAGACAAAAAATAGAATTGTGCGGAAGGTTGCTCGCTTCAGAATTCTTAAGGTATCCAGAAGAGAACGAAGTTATAAAATATAAGAACGGAGATAAAAAATTAGACGTACTTGATAATATTGAGTGGACTACCAAAAGAGAAAGTATAATTGCTGCGGTAAATAGAGGATGCTACCCAAAGAGTCTAAATAAGAATGAAAATAACGCAATGGCAATTCTTTCAAAAGAAGACGTTAAAAATATTAGACGAATGAGAGCTGAAGGCGTCAAATGTATTGATCTAAAAAACAACTACAATGTGTCAATAGGTTGCATTCAAAAAATAGTAAGTAATAAAACCTGGAAAGATATTTAATATGGAAAATCAAACATATACAGAGAAAGACTTGGTAAGATTCGGAGAATATCTGCTTTCTAAAGAAAGAGAGAAAAGAATTGAAGGAGATTTGCAGGGTAAAAGAACATATCAATCCGTAGATACTAAAAGAAGAGTTTATCACGCTGATTTAGAAAACTGGAAAAATAAAAAAGATGGGAGCGCCTAAAGGGAATCAGTTTTGGAAGTTGAGAGCAAAACATGGAAGAGATAAAATATTCTCATCACCTGAAATATTATGGGAGTCTGCTTGTGAATATTTTGAATGGTGTGAAAACAATCCTTTAATTGATATAGATTATAAAGGTAAGGATGCTGATAGGGTTGAAATATATAAAATACAGGCATTTAATTTACATGGACTATGTTTATTCTTAGGAGTCAATACAGCATATTTTAGACAATTTAAACAATCATTAAAAAATATAGATAAGGACTCAAAAGATAATGATTTAGATAATGATTTTTCGACAATCATTACGCGTATAGAAGAAACTATATATAGTCAAAAATTTGTTGGAGCAGCCGCAGGGCTATTGAATCAGAATATTATTGCTCGTGATTTAGGATTAGTTGATAAAAAAGAAGTTGAAAACCGGGATTTGATTTTAACACCTGAAGAAAGGGAGCAGAAAATAAAAGAATTGCTGGAAAAAGCAAATAAGTAATGGCATTAAGTGACTCTGAAATATTGTTATTAGAACGACTTCTCCGAGAAAGGGAAGTCGATTGTCTATATAATAAATTGACAACGATAGATGAGAATACTAATCCAAATTACAAAGTGCTTTATGAGGCTATTAATGATCAGCAATGGGGTTTTATTAATGGTAAACCTGCTTTAATTTCGGGTTATGCTGGTGCGGCACTTGAAGGAAGTTCGAGATCTGGTAAAACATGGTCAGGCGTTGATATAATTATTTATTTGTCAACTATAAAGCACAAAAAGGAGGGGTGTACTATCAATATATACAGGGAAACCTACAACGAATTCAAAACAACGGTTTACGAGGATTTTAAGAGAAGATTGGATGATTATGGTTTGCCAAATCCATTTCATAATGCAAGAGAGGTTCCAAGTTTTAGGATAGGGAAATCAACAATTAATTTACTTGGAGATGGTAAACACGGTGGGGGATGTGATTACGCTTTCTTCAACGAAGCAATGATGATCAGTAAATCAATATTTGATCAGGTTAAAATGCGCTGTCGTAAATTCTGGTGGATGGATTACAATCCATCATTCACTGATCACTGGGTATTTGATAATGTTCTGCAAAGATCAGATGTAATATTTTTACGAACAACTTTCCTAGATAATCCATATATATCGCCTAATGAGTTAAAAGAAATATTAGGATATGAACCGTGGCTTCCTGGTAGTTATGAAGTAACTGTTGACGGAGTGTATTACAATGGATTGCCCGTGACAGAAAAAAATCAGCCTCCGCCACACCCGACAAACAATAAAGAAGGAACGGCTAATGAATTCATGTGGAAAGTATATGGACTTGGGTTGCGTGGTGCAATGCAAGGCGTTATATTTGACAATATAGTATGGATAGATGAGTTCCCGGACTACTTAGGATATATTGGTGTAAATGATTTCGGTTTCACCTCTGATCCTAACTCGTTTAATAAATTTTCAGAGACAGAAGACTGCATATTTGTCGAGCCCTTAATTTATGAACCTATAGAAACGGCAGATGTTTTAAGTGCATCAATTGAAGGTCATGATTTTGACAAAGAAGCCGCCATAGTATGTGATTCGTCAGATAAGCGAGTTTCTGAAAAAAACGGAACTGTTCAAATGGTAGCAGATTTAAAAGAGTTAGGATGGGACGCAATAAAGGTTTCTAAGGTAAAATCTATAACATATTGGATTCTTTCAATGAAAAAGAAGAAGATATGTATAGTTAAAAATGCTCTTTATACTAAGATTAAAAAAGAAGCTGAAAATTATAAATGGATGGAAATAAACGGCATTTTAATAAATCAGCCAGTAGATAAGTTCAATCACTTCTGGGACGCTGTAAGATATGGTCATATGGCATGGAATCAATCATATACCGTGGAATCGGAAAGGAATTAATAAATTTTAAATATGACAAACACAGAAGCAAAATTAATCCACGGATTAATCAAAAAAGAAAATAGAATCAAGGCTACAGAGATAGTAGGCTTCTTCAATATATTGCATGTTCAGGGAAAATGTAATGATAAGCTTATTGAAGATATTAACGCATACGTTGATATACTCAGTATTTTATTCAAAAAGAATGATGGTCTTCCGGTGTATAAAATACAGAAGAAGGCAAACCCGATTGAACCAGATGCGTTTGCTGCTTTTACTAAGTTCCATGTAGAAATTACGGAACTAATGAAAATGTATAAAGAACAATGAATTAATTTTACAGCCATATGGATGCAAAAGAATTGAGAATAGGAAACATTTTAAACGCTGTTGTAAGTAATGGTGTTGAAACTTTTACTTTTAATGAAATCGTAGTTCATGAGCTCACTAAAGATGGAATGAAAGAAGAGAAAGGATTTAGATTCCCATATGATACCCTTGTTGGAATACCTTTAAATGAATGGTGGTTGCTTGAGTTTGGATTTGAAATATCAAAGGGAACTATTCAAAATGAGAATGATAAAATATATAGATTGAGAGATTCAGATGACGAATCTTTTTATATTTCTTTCGGAGATAACTCTATGTTATGTATAGATGGATTTGGAGGATTACACTACCTTGATTATGTTCATGAACTACAAAACTTATATTCCACTCTAGGAATTAAAGAACTAAAATTACAACAGTCTTAACAGGCTGTTTTTTTTATTTTACACACACTCATCAAGTCATAATTACATCAGGGTTAAGTTTGTAGTGTATTTAATTAAACACATTGCATTGAGCCCGGCTGAGTTCATAAAAAAGAAAGTAAACCACGATAATCTCCTTAAAGCTAAACAACAGCATAAGGACATTTCTTATTTGGTGCAATCGGAGCTACAGTCTGAGATAACAATAGAGTATCTTACGGCATGGGCAAACAGACAATATGCAACTGATAATAAATTTCTAAATTGGGTAAAATCCGTTTTCAAGACGGATAACTTCCTTTCTTTCTACAAGTATTTAAGACATCCACTTCCATCGGCAAAGATCGTGAACGAGGATGTAAAACCAAAACTAAGAAGAGTATTTCACGCTGAAGACTCTATTTTCAAATATACATTAAGGGGTAAGGTAGAATCATGCCATTCAGATCTCAATTCTAAGGAGTTTGATGAAGAGTTATTCAATGCTATCCTTTTTAATCACAACGCCATAGTTGCCCAGGATGTTAGCAGAACGGATGACGAATACCGAGAAGTGATTCCCATTACTTCAATTGTTTCAGTTGACTGTGATAAGGACAAGATCAATAAGATCGCCTATAGCTCTTATTTAGATACCGAAAATGGAAAAATATATGGCTACACATATCTGGATAAAGAACAGTATTTATTCTTTGATAGAGATTTTAACTTAGTCAGTCAGAGCGTGCATGATCTTGGAGAATGCCCGGCGGATTGGATTTCAAGTGAAAATATGTTCACTACAAATAATGTAGTTAAAAAGTCTATTTTCTCATATGTCATTGCTGATCTAGAAGAATATGTTTTTTTAAAGACGCTTCAAAGGATGACTGAGCCTAACGGGGCTATACCTGTTGCGGTACAATTAAATTCTAAGGAAACCAAAGCAGCAGGGGAATTAAAGAAAGGACTATCAAAAGAGCCAATGTCGCCAACTATTCTGGGCTCCAATTCAGATAAAGACATTTATCCGGTTCCTTCTTCCGAAAGTCAGCTACAAGCTGGTACTATCATAAAAGTAACACCTCCTTCAGATGCTGACGGAAATATCAACATGGATGTAGTACAGAACTACTTCCAATTCCATTATATGCCAATTGAGGCTTTGACTTATATTGATGACAGGATAAAAGATATTGAAAATAGAATTAATTCGTCTTTAATCGGAGACTATAAAGAGCAAAATGAAGCTGCTAAAAACGAATTGCAGGTAGAAAAAGGTTACAACGGCAAAGAAGATAGATTAAGATGGCTCTCAAACGAATTAAGTAGAATTAAGCAGCTTTCTGACTTTAAAACATTGGCCTTATTACATGGTAAGGATAATGTAACTGTTGAAGTTTTTTTTGGAACTGATTTTTTCATTGAAACACTTGATGAGCTTTTTAATTCATTCGATAAAGCGCCGAACGCAATTGAACGTAGAAAGATTCTTAAAAGAATTTCTCAGAACAGAAATAAACATAATCTACAACAGGCAAAGAGAGATGTTATTCTCTATACACTTATCCCTTACATATCAGATAAAGACTTTGAAACGGCGCTTAAAAGGGATATTGATCCGATAACTTTTGAATTCTATACGAGGTTTGAATACTGGATTTCTCTTTTTGAAGCAGAATATGGTCAGATAGAAGAATTCTATGAAGGATTGGGAGATATGAAGGATAGTGAGAAGATAATAAGGATAAATAATTTAATCAAAAATATAATTCAAAATGAGAGTACAATTAAAGCTTAGGTTATACTACGGTAAGCAGATGTATGACTCTAAAGGAAATGTAGTAACGAGAAACGAAGGTGTTTCTGTTCAATATGATACATTGGAGTACATGAACTTTATGAAGCATTTACTTGCTAACGGGGTATCTATGGTTAAGGTAGAAAAAGCCTTTAATCTCAATGAAGTTAACGACAATGAGTCTGTAGAATCTCCAAATAGATACAAAGAGATTGAAGATGTTTCAGAATACGAAAACGATATTAAAAAGTATCTGGAAATTCCTGAGAAAGAATTGACACCTGAGCAAAAAAGAATTAAAGATTTAGAAGAGAAGATTGATTCATTATTACAGAATCAGCCAGAACAGAAAGAGACTAAGCCGGGGTTATCTGTTGGAAGAAAAAAAACAACAGAATCACCAGAACCGAAAGAGTAAGATCAAAAATAAAACAATTTAATTCATAAAAGATTATGGAAATATTATCAGAAGAAGTCATTAAAGAAACTGGATTAACACCTGAACAAGTATCAGCGTTAACCCCAAAACTTACAGACTATTTTTCAGATCAAAAAAAAGAATGGGATAAAAAAGCTAATGATAACGCAGAAGGAATTCTGACAGGTGCTGCTAATTATCTTCAAGAAAAAACAGGCGTCAAAGTAGAACGCCAACAAGGAGAAAAGTTTGGTGATTATGTCGCGAGAATCTCTTCTACAGCTTTAGAAAGTAAATCTTCAGAGATAGAAAGATTGAAATCTGAATACCAGCAAAAAATAAAGGAGTTCAAAGGTGATGATGCAACTAAAGCTGAATTAGAAATAGCAAAGCAAAAACTTGATGCAGCTCAAAAACAATTAGCCAACTACGAAGAATTAAATGAAAAGGCAGGTAAATACGAAACTGTATCAAAAGAGTTGTCAGAATTCAAAGTTATGGCAGCTTTTGGCAATGTTAAGCCAGCCTTCTCTAAAGAAGCTAATCAGTACGAAGTCAAGGCAAAATGGGATGATTTTCAGAAAAGAGTTCAGGAGAAATACAGTATTGAAATAGTTGACGGGGAGTATATTGCTGTAGATAAAGAAAACCATTATAAAAATATAAAGCTTTCAGACCTGGTCAATAGTGATTCTGAATTGAAAAGTATCACGGGAGAAAGAGTTGTGCCTGGTTTGGGTTCAAAATCATTTAAAATCGAAGGACTTAATGAAGACGTGCCAGAGGAAGCTAAAAAAGACACCGCTAAAAGAGCAGCCTTTATTGAGGCTCAATTAGCTAAAGAAGGGTTAACTGTTACGTCTCCGGAATATGCTAGACGATTCGGAGAGCTAAATAAGAAAATAAAAGAAAGTTAGACGCGAAAGACCGCAAAACGTATTAAATATTAATTAAAACAAAAAAAATGAATTTAGATGCTACAATGTGGCTGGATTATCAAGACGTCAATTCGACTAATGAGAAGCGTTTTGCGCAACTAGGCGTTTTAGATCTTGTTAAGGACAGCACACAATTTACAGATTACATCTCGCCAACAGCGAGACAAAGATTAAGCGAATCTTCTTCTTTAAGAAATGTTAAGATTCCAGTGATTAAAGATCAACAGATCGAAGTTACATCAACTCCTGGGTTTGTCATTCCGGCCAACCAAGAAGTGTCTGATGAATACTCATTTGTTGCTTATGATGTTTTCTCAGGATTTAGACATCATCCAGCATTGTACGGAAACAATACAGTAGATGCTGATTTTGCTCTAAGAGAAAAAATGAAGAACATCAGCTATGAAATGGGGAAAAGAGTTGAATCTATCCTTGTAACCAATTTGGAAGCGAGAAAAACACAAAAACTTGATTACACAACTCAGGTGAGCCAGGGAGATGGAACATTCAACTTCAATACTACTACTGATACACTAGAGGTAAGCAAAGCTGCTCAAAAGGAAACAATGTTCTTCAATATTGATACGCTTATGGGTGCTAACGAAGTAGGTGGAGGCTACAGTTATGTTACATCTAGAGGTGGATTAGCTGTTCAAAAGTCAGAATTAGCTAAATACGGAATGGCTAACCAAAAAAACCTGCAGGCTCTTAATTTCCCTACAATGGAAAGACTGTATGAAACTGGGACTATCCTTCCAAATAGTTCTGTTTTCAACGGGTTTGCCGTAAGAGATGGAGCTATGGGTATTATTGAGAATTTCCCTTGGGATTTCAGAAATGGAACTGTCATTGACGGTAAGAAATGGTCTACATCAGGAATTGAATTACCGTTTACAAGAATGGTTGCTAATGTTTACGTTAATAATGCTGCAACAGATGCTACCGCCATGGTTAGTGCTGGTAAAGATTCAAACCTTATCATGACTCACTTCCAGGAGATGGCAATATGGCATAGATTCTATGTTGTATACAGATATAACAGTGATCTGGCTAATAGAGTGAACGACATTGTAAAAATTACAGGATTAACAACTTAAAAATAAGAAAATGGATTATAATGTTTCATATTCAAATGGAGAAGTCGGGGAAAGTGAAAAGGTTTACGCAGTTGTTGTAACCGATAATACAACTCTTACGGCAAATGATTCAGGAAAAATCATTCTTGTAGGAACCGATGCAAAAACCATTACGCTTCCAGCTTCTAAAGCAGGATTAACTTTTACTTTTGTTAATATCGGTGCTGCTGGAAATAACATTCTAAAAGTTTCGCCTGTATCGACCGAGGGGATTTCTGGAACCATTACACTGGCAAGTTCAGTTGTTGTTCTTGATGGTACTGTAAACAAGGCGGCAATTAATACTAAAGCCACATCTGTAACGGGAGATAGTTTGACGATACTTGGAACTGGTCTAGCAGGAACAAAAGCTTGGGTAGTATTATCATCAACTGGTATTTGGGCTAGAGAAGCATAAAAAATATAGTATCATGAAGTTAGGATTTGCAGAGGAATACACGAGCAACGTAAAATTAGATGAAGAACTAATACTGAATTCAAAAACAGGAATAGTTCTGAACAGTGGTATTCACCCATATATTACCGTAGATAATCTTCTGCATTTTCTGCCTTCAATTGATATTCAATTTAATCAATATGAATCAGGGAAAACGTATAATAATTATTCCGAAAGCAGGAACAGGTCAGATGTCGTAATATTTAACGATAATCTGTATCAATGCCTTGTAGATGGAACGACTGGAGCGACACCTGATACAAATTCAAACAAATGGTTGTTGACTAATAAAGAAAGTTTAGTCATTAAATCATGGATTGAAAAAGTTAAAGATAAGGCTGTATCTGATTTATATCTATCTAAAAGACTTATTAATTCCCAATACATATATGAAAATGGAGAAAGTAACGTGACTTTGCCAAATGATTATTCAGGGTGGATTTTTGAATCGAAAGGAAGCGATTATATAACTATTACTCTTAATGAAATATCGGTACAGGCTACTACAAATAATCCAATAAGCTTATATGTTATAAATCAGGGAAAATTAGTTGATACACTCACTTTGCATCCTAAAAATGGAGAATTATTTTTTGAGGAAATAAACTATTCTTTTTCAGGACCAGGTAGATGGATTTTTGCAATAGATAGTCGAGAGGTAAAATCAAACTTTGGATGGGTTGACGAACTTAAATATGATGGGTTTATCTGTTATCCGGTTACCGGAATAGGAAATAGTCCGGAAAGTTCAAATTTCACTTACAACAATGTTTCTAATGGTCTTGGATTTAATGTGTCTGTGTCGTTAAACAGTGACAGTTACATAAAATATAATTTTCAAAATTTTACTTCTTATGTGAAAGCTTGTTTCGAGTACATGACATTATTGATGTTCTCTGCAAATTCACATCAGCGAAGTAATCGCACGGAAAATGGTATCAACAAAGACATGCTTCTCGTGGAAACTAAAGATCTGGATGCTAATACTTCAGTAAAGAGGTATTTTCATGAACTTAAAGAAGCAAAAAAGGTAATCCAGAAATCGTTTGACACGCAGATAGGATATGAAGGGGGATTTGATGTTGAAGTAATATCTGTATAGCAATGATACACGAGAGAATTAATCCAATTGGTCTAGATCATTTAATTCATAAGGCGCAAAAAAAGATTTATGTGATCTTAAATAGCAAATGGGGTATTGACATTGAAGCGTATCCAAGATGCTATGTGATTGAAGATGATCAAGGGAAAAGAACAGTCGAACATTATACATCCAACAATGAATACAGTGGTAATTTAATTGTTTCTGAAAGCGATAAGTTTTTCTTCACCACTGAAGATGATCAGGAAAGAGTAAACAATATCCAGTTTGAAACAAAAGTAAAACTATATTTCATTATTGATCTAAAATTCATTTATCCGGATGAACCTGGCAGATGTGATTCTAAAGTCTTGGCAGATATTGTAAATGCTATAGATAGAAGTGGAGGCTTCACAAATGAATACGCGATAGTAACTGACTACCAAAGTGTTTTTGAATCGTTTGAGTATAACTTCGACAATATGCAGCCCTATTACTGTTTTCGCATAGACCTGAAAACGATTCCTTATTCAATTGATTCAATATGTTAAAAAAATAAAATAAAAAAATATAAAATGGCATTAACAATTAAAAAATGTAGCATATCAGATATGGTCGCCAGATTAGGGGGGCTGTATTGTGATGAAGAGCAGGTTTCCGGAATTATTTTAGCGGACCGTTCAGTCGCTTTTGATCCGGCAACTTTTACAAAGACAATCCTGGACGGATTTATCCAGCAGGATAAGATCATTGGGACTCTTAAGTACTTTTCTGCAGAAGACGCTGATGTCGATCCAACTTACACGGATTCTTCTACTGGTGAAAGTACCAAGCAAACGCTGGGAATCAAGAAGTGGAACTTTATGTTTAATAAAGGTAACTGCTTCCAAAACGAAATCAACAAGCTTGATAAAAGCGAAAGGTATTCAATTTTCATTGTTTATCAGGATGGTTCTATTCTGGGTCAGTTGATGAAAGATGGAAAAGTTAAAGGGTTCAATGTTAAAACATTTGCAGGGATCAAGAAAGTTAAAACCGCAGCCGATGGAGGTGGTTCAACTTTAAGAGTAGATCTTCTTCCGGATGCTATGAAATATTGGCAGGGACAATCCGCACTTGTTGAAAGTGACGAAATTGACTTTACTGAATTGATTCCCGTTGCAGGAGTTTCTATCGACATTACATCAGCATTAGCTGCGGCGGCTACTTCAACAAAAGTGGTTGTTACAAACCAATGTGCAAATAGTAGGATAAATGGACTTACTACTGCTTCAAAGTGGAAAATGAGAAGAAATGGAACTTTAGAATCCATTACTGCAGTATCAGAAGTTAATGGCGAGTACACTTTCACTCATGCAGCATTAGTTGCTACCAATAAAATTTCATTTGAACTTAACGATGCAGGGTATCCCGTTTATGTTCTTGATACAGCATATTATGCTGGTAAGTCAGACACTGAAACAGTAGCATAATGTACAAAGTAGGACTATACACTATTTCACCTGAAAAGCCATTCTCTTCATTAGAGCAGGCGGTGGAATACATTCAGAAAATTTATCCGGAATTGGATAAAGAAAGCATTGAAAATTATTTAACACCTAAAATAGAAACCAATGGCAAGGATAAATCCGGAGACGTTTCTGAAGAGAATTCAGTTAGCAACCAAAATGACTCCGAAACTGGTTCAACAGGCGTTAAAAGAATCAAATCTACCTCAAATAAACCAGGATAACCTTCTGCGAGGAAAAACGAGTGATGGGGGGCGAATGCCCCCTTACTCTAAAAAGTATCGAAGAGGCAATTTGTTCTATGCTGACTACAAAAACAGAATGAACCCTTTTAACAATCGTAGATGGGATTTAAAACACTGGTGGAATAAAGAATATGACGGTTTGTTTTATAAAAGCATAAAAGTAAAAGTAAATCTGAAAGATGTACAATTTTCCACAAATTATAGCCCACTATACATGCGAGGAATATATGCGATTATAAGTAAGTCAAGAATTATAGGTATTACCAAGAACCAAATGATTGATGTTCAGATAAAAAACAAGCCAAAATTAAATAGGCAAATTTCAAGTATTATCGATGAAGGAAGATTAAAAAAATAATGTGCAATTGTAGTAAGCCAATAACCAAAACAGAATGTTATCGTCTTAAAAAGTATGCAGAAGACGCTGAAGGTAGATTTTTTATATATCACATCTTTGATGATGAAAGAGGTTTAGATATAGCTCTTGTGCCTAAAGGAGAAATTCCAAACATAATTGCCTTAAAAAGAGGATTTATTGGTAAAGATGGATTGCCGGAGTGGTTTAATGTAAGAGAACATCCATGTTTATATGAAGAAACAATTAGAACATAAAATTAGATTTTATCAAGACAGTAAAGATCTCCCATTTTGTAATTATAAAAGAATAGTTCAAACGGGAGATTTTTATTTTATGGTTAAAGGCTATGAGCCAGGCGGTGTAATAAGCCTAGATGCAAATTTACTTAAAGAAAAGTTTGAGGCCATAGAAGAAGACTATGCAAATTCTATGAATGTGAAAAACCATGATGTTATTATTTATGGGCAGCACGCAATTTCAACAAACGAATTTAATAAATACAATATAATTCTTCAGTTAATAGAATTGACAATTAGAAGTACTGAGATAAGAGCGTATCATAAACTTCCGGTCTCTGAAGATCTAAATGCCGATACAATAAAGGATCTGCTAAAAGATTTTAAAGTTCAAAAAAGCGATGATTTATACAAACAAAGAGAATTTATCCAAAATAAGATCGAAAAGATTAAGAATGAACTTTTAAAACTTGATAGTCAAATAAAAAAAGAAGACGCTGAAAGAAAAGATTCAGAATTTGATATAGAAGAACAGTTTGTTAGTGTATGTCTTGGGTTAGAAATACCTGTTGATGATACAAAAATATCTCTTTACCAATACGGATTAATGGTTAAGGCACTGATAAAAAGGGTTGAGGAAATAAATAAGATGAATAGTCATGCCAGATAGATTAGCAATAATACAGGCTCAGGAGTCTATAAAAGAACTAAAGCAGATTGAAGCCACAGGAAAGGATGTCAATAAGATGTTCAAAGAAATGGTTGCCAATACTAATAAAATTAACCAGGCTTTTAATTCCGGTAGGATTAGAGAGTATTCTGCTGCTATAAGAGAGCTTAGCCAGTACACTTCTCAATATACCGCAATGGAAAGACAATTGGCGGATGCCTTATCACGAACTGCTAGGTTAGAGCAGCAACAGGCAAGACTTCAAACCGAACAAGCCAGAACGAGAACCCAGCTTGCAGAAGCTAGAAGAGCAGAAAGTAGAGAGAGACAACAGGCGGCGAGAGAATCATCAGCTGAAGCGAGAGCAAACAGAGATGCTTCAAGTGCTCATGCTCAGTTGACTCGTCAAACCCGACAGGCAGTGCAAAGCGCTAGAGACTATGCGGCTGAAATATCAATGTTGAAAACTAAGCTTAGACAAGGAACAATTACTCAACAGGAATATAATGCCCAAATTAGAGGTCTTGAATCTAGTTCAAGAACTGCCAGACAAGAAGCTATCCGACTGCAAAGGGAACTTCGCGGAATTAATCAGGCAACACTACCATCTAACCAAAGAGGTGGAGCATTACAAGGTAGAGTAACCGACATACTGAAAGGAGTTGTGGGTGCTAGTGCTATTGGTAATGCAGCAAATACACTTGTAGGTATCGCTTCCGATGCCTATGATACTGTTAAGGCGCTGGATGCTCAAAATTTAGCTGCTAAAAGTGTATTTGAAACTGAGACTCAGGTGGCATTTCAAAAAGAACATCTGGCTGAATTGACTGATAAATATGGATTAGAGTTAGTTTCCACTACAGATGCTTATGTAAAGTATTCAGCAGCAGTAAAAGGTACATACTTAGAAGGTGAAAAAGCTCGTAAAATATTCGACAACTTTTCAGGTGCTTCTGCAAAATTAGGTTTATCTGCTGAACAATCTACAGGAATATTCAAGGCCCTGGAGCAAATGATTTCCAAGGGCAAAATCCAGGCTGAAGAATTACGTGGACAGCTGGGTGATAGAATGGCAGGTGCATTCAAATTGTTTGCTGATGGTATGGGAGTTTCCACGGCTGAATTAGACAAAATGTTGAAGGCAGGAACTGTTGTTGCTGATGATGTGCTTCCTCAGGTCGCTGAAAGACTTGCCAAAGTATATAATTTAGATACAGCTGGCAATATAGACACGATTGCAGCAGCACAAAACCGTCTAAAAAACGAATGGACTTCTTTCTTAAGTGAATTCACTGACAATAAAGACAATATGGATTTTCTGGCAGGCAGTATCGATGCCTTGTCATATGGAATGAAATTTTTACTTGATATTCTGGTCAAAGATGGTTCAGCTGGAAAGGAAATCGTTACAGGATTGATCGATATTTTAGGCTCACTAATGGACGTTTTAGGAGCTGCAGCAGGTACAGCTGATACGACATCAACGAAAATGGAAAAGTTTCAGGCGACTTTACAATATGTAAGTGCCGATGTGAATATTCTTGCTTCTGCAATAAAATATCTGACAAGCGTTGTTTCTAACTTCTTCTCTACAATGTTTGAGGAAAACGGCTGGGATAAGTTTAACCAGAAGATGGAAAAAAGTGCAGATAGCCTAATAAATTCATATAAAAACTGGAATAAACTTACAAACGATGCTGACAGGTTATTCACAGGATTAACCCCTCAGGAGCGTGTAATTAGACAAAGGGAAGAAGAAACCAATAGATATAAAAAAGCATGGGATGATGCTAAAGCTTCCAAAGCTGCATATTTTAATTACCAGGGTAAATATTTCTCCACTGCAACTGGTAGAAATACCGGTAAAAGTCTTGATAATTACATTGACAGAGGTGATAGGCTTGAAAAAAAGGCAAAAGTAAGTAAAACTGTTTTGGCTGATGATGGCAAACCAACACGACAAAGAGCTTCGTCTTTAACAGGAGGCCAAAAAGATTTTCTCATGATTTTGGAAGGCGAGAGAAATACTGAACTGGCAAATTTAGAACGTGACAGACTTGCTTTAAAAATTGGTTATGAAGATTATCTTCAAGAAAAGCAAAACATTGCTATAAGGTATGATAAAAAGCTTCAAGACTACTTAAAAGGAGCGAATGCCAAAGAGATTAAATTGAAAGGCGATTCTTATAAAAAAGCTATTGATGCAGCTGTCCAATCTAATGAAAAGCTTTATAACGAAAGAGCCAAAAACTTAGAGACTAATTTCAATAAAGAAAAAAATATTATTGAGGGTAAGAATAGAGATATTCAAAAAATCCAAAACATCAGCGATGCTGACAGATTAAAACAGCAAATTGATCTGGACTCAGAACTTATACAGAAAACAGCCGTTTCCTACGAAAAAAGAATCCAATTGGCTGCCAGTATGGGACAAAGGGTTTTGGAGTTAGAGCGTGACAGAGACGAAGAAATTGGAAAACTTGAAGATCAAAGGCTTCAACGTATGGCAGCTATTCCTGAAGCTGTCAGAACTGATATAGAATATCAAAACCAGATTCTTACTGCAAACAAAGATATTTCATATGAAAAACAAAAACAGTTAATCCTAACCAATAAAAAGCTAAATGCAGAAGAAAGAGCTTATCAGTTAGCTGTTCTGGATAAACAAAACGAGATCAAAACTACTGAGCAGGAAATTGAAAAACAAACAAAGCTTAGAGATTCAATAACTAGCCGCCTTCTTAATGAAAAGGCAATTGGTTTACCGGGAACCCCAACGAAGGAAGATATAAAATTACTTGCTGAATATGGTGCCGAAATAGAAAGGCTAACAAATGTAAATATTCAGAATAAAAAAGATCTTGATCTTCTAAACTTTGATAAGATTGCAAAAGGTTTTGAGCCCTTTGTCAATTTGATTTCCAGCGGGCTAAATGATCTGGGATTGAATCGGGTTTCTGATCAGTTTACAAAAATGTATCAGAAAATTCTGGATGAAGGAAAAGACTTTTCTTTATCGAATAAGGAAATATTTGAAGCAGCAGGAGCTGTAATTTCTGATTTCGCCCAAATGTTTACCAATGCTCAAAAAGAAAAAACTATTGCCGCACTTGATGAACAACTTAAATATTCGCAGAATGCAACAGAACAGGAATTAGGTTTTATCAATAGCCGTTTAGAAGCTTTAAACAATCTTGAAGATCTTACAGCTGAGCAAATTCAAGAACGTAACCGCCTTGAAGATGAAGCAAGGGTTTACCAGGACCAGCAGAGACAGCGAGAAAAATTAATTGAAACTCAGAAGGCCCGTGCAGAACAAAAGGCTGCAGCACAGCAAGCATTGATAAATGGTGCTTTGGCCGCTACAATGACACTCGCTCAAATGGGATTCATTGCCGGGGCAATTCCGGCCGCCCTCGCACTTGGTTTCGGTATCGCTCAATCTATTGCGATTATGTCTAAAGATCCGGTTCCTAAATACTGGATGGGACGAACTGGAGGTAAAGCAGAATATGCAATTACTCAGGATAGAGGTCGTGAGATTATCGCTGGTGATGATGGTCGTATTAAATCGTTAGGATCTGATGGAGGCTCAAAAATGACATGGCTTGATGAAGGAGATACAGTTTATACAGCAGATGAAACAAAGCGAATTTTAAAAACTATGGGCCCTTCTGCTAAAATAGGAAGCAAAGTTTTTCAAAGCATAGCCCGGGAAAGCATGTTAGCCCCGCAAATTTCTGTAGTGAATAATTACCGGGATAATTCAGATGCTATTGCTGAAAAATTAGGAAAAAGATTTGATCAATCTTTGGCACGTTATGACAAACCTGCAATCATAAAAAGAAGTGGATTCATCTATTTATACAGAGGTGCAAACTATGCTGAAGAGATAGGATCATACGATTTAGAAACCGGAAAAGAAACATTTTACTCATGATACCAATTAACCATATAATAAACGAAAACGGAGTTAAAAATATTTTCAAATTCATAGTACCCTCTGGACTTTTTCAGGGGGAATATGTCATAAATAAACCGGATGGATGGGATGATGTAGACTCAGTTGTAAATATTGATGATGTTCTGCTATATGTAAAAGACTTTATCATCGGTGAAAATACAAAACTGAAATTCTATCAATACAGCAATAAAATAGCTTATGATGTTTTGTTTAATGTATATCAAGAACAAGCTGGAGACGGCCGGATAAAATTTAAATGGTTAGCAGTTAAAGATAGTGTAGAGTATGATTTACTGAAAGATAACTTTGAGGTAAACTTGAATAAGTACAAAAATACAGTTGATAATAACACTTTCGTTATTGACGTAGAGCTGGTCAAAAGTGAAGAGCAAAACAAGCTTTTCAACCGGGATGATGTTACCATTGATTTATTCGCTGAAAAAGATTTGGATGAAAATCCAATTAATCCTGTAGGGACTTTTGTTATGGGATATAAAAAAGGAGCTGCAAAGCAATCTAACTTTTATTCATGGGATATTTCACAGGAAATATTTAATAGTACACCAAGATCTGATCATTTTTTTTCGTTTCATAGGACAGATGAATATCAGTTTGGAACAAATACGAATGAATATTGCGGAATCAAAAATGTTATCGGGTTTCCTCAATGGACGAGAATAGATCAAGGTCCTTTTGTTAGCACAAATATTACCTTAAAATCTATCAAAATTGAAATTAGTAATATGCAAGTGATTTTCGGACGTGAAAACAATATTCCTGTAACTCCATTTGTTAGTTTATGCGCTGTGATTTCGGGTCCAGGATTTTTTTTCACTCAAAAATTGTTTGAAGCTGTTGAAGATCCTACACACCATACATCAGAAATTAAAATTGACAATCAGACATTCATTTTAAATATAAATGATTCTTCTAATATTTCACCCGGACAAAATTTGAGTTTTTTATTCCTTACAGATGATCCGACGGATAAATTTACAGTGGTTTCGCTAAAAACTAATACAAGTATAGAGATAACTACAAACATGGAATCTCCGATTGTTAGAACTAACGGAATTCGATTGATTGATGCCGTGAAACAGGTTGTAAAAAGCTATACGGATTCTGGTCTGAGTGTTATAAGTAATTATTTAGGATTAGGAGGAATTTATTATAATACCTCGATTTCTACTGGTGTTTACTTGCGAGGGTTACCAACTGTTTATACAGCAGGCCAGAAAATTAAAACTTCTTTCAAATCTCTAATTACTGAAGGTGCTGCAAAATTGTTGGTTTTAGGTTTTGACGTCTTAAACAATAACGTAGTAGTTGAAGATTTAGGGTATTTTTTCAAAGATGTACAGGTGTTTGATCTATCTAATAAAATATACTTGCAGGAAGGATATAGCATGGAAAACGATAAGGATGTCATTTTCAATACTTTGTTGTTTGGCTCGAAAAAGTTTTCAAAAAACGTTAAAGATGACATACAGAATTTTATAACATCTGCCGAATATTCAACGCCAATAGTTAGTACTAAAAACAAATTTGACAAACAAACTGAATTGATCATTGATGAATATAAAATACAGGAGCTGATTGAGGATAAGAGTTCATCTACCAATGATAATGATGATGATCTAGTAATGATTGATTTGGTAAATGAAAATGATTATTGGGATTCTGGTGTTTTTGAAAATTGTATACATTCAGTTAAAGATAGCAAGTTGTTATTGACTTGTACTACAACTGCATTTGATACAACCTTGATGGAAGTTGGATCTTCTGTTCAAATAACTGAAGGGTTGAATTCCGGAACTTGGACAATACTTAATATAAACGGTCCAGAATTAACGCTAAATAAAACATCGGGAATTGAACAAGGAGCAAACGACACTCCTATTAGATATTCTATACCCTCACTTATAAAAAATAGGTCAATAAACGATGGATTTACGGAACCTGCGTTTGTAAGAAATCCGGAAACTTCTACAAATTCCCGTCACAACCCAAAATACCATATGGCAAGATGGTTTCAATGGTTTGGAAGCGGGCTAAGGAAAAAGCAAAATGGAGAACTTATCAAAGTGACAAATTACAAAAACAATGATAAGGCTCAAATGCGAGCAAACTCATCTGATCTCGTAAATGAATTACCAGGTTTAATCACAGTTGGCGCAGATGAAAACCTAGGGAGAATGAGAGCGTATAAGCAGCCGTTCTTTACCGGTGAAAAAATTGAAATTTCTTACACCAATGTTACATTTAAAGAATTTATTGCTTTGTATGAAAATTGGCGTTATGGAATTTCAGGAGATAGAGCAAATAGCCGTGGCTATGTCACATTAAACACTCCATTGGGAATTTATGATGCATATCCATTCGGTGACGGTGCATTTTCCCATGACAGGAAAGATAATATTCTAAGCTTCAAAGGAAAAATAAAAGGAAGAGCGGCTGCAAGTCCGGTTCTGTTGTCAGTTGTGCAGGATAATAAGAATACAATTACTCTACATTGGGATTATGGAAATGAATATATCGGCCCTACAATTGACGTTCAGTATTCTTTAGATGGTATTACCTGGATAACATTAAGGCAGTTTTTCAACGTAAAAGAAGGGGTTATTATTGATGATTCTCTTTCTGATATTCTTACCGGAACAGATGTCTTTTTTAGAATTATTGCAAATACCGCTGATTTTGTGAATAAAATTTCAAATACAATCACAGTAAATTGGAAATTTAACCCATACGTAATAATTGACCGTAATAAATCCGAAAATACAGATTGTGGGTACAGCAGAATCGTTTTTGACTTAAGAGGAAAAGCAGATTTTGAAATAGAATACACTTATCAGTTCATGCCAAGCGGTGGCAAACTGTGGGCAACCAATTTAAACGGAACCGGCGGAAATTTAGTCGTTGAAACTGATTATGGTCAAACTTCTGTAGATGGTGTAGAAACTAGAAATATAAATGTGGATGGAAATGAAGTTAGATTATTTATAGACCTTTTTAATTCGGACAAAACAGAAACACTACTTCCGTTGAATTGTACAGTTGGAGACTACCAGTATATCTGTTATGCTAATGTCATTATAAAGTTTACTGATACTATTACAAATACAAGTCAATCTTTTGAATTAAATGCGGAAACAATTAAGAAATATATTTAGCATAATTTACTCATCAAGTCATAATTCGCTCATTAATAAATTTGTATCATGCATAAATTCTGGTATCATAGCCCGGTAAGATTCTACAGAACAATTGAAGAGTTAGAAGACATGACCAATCCGCAAAACGCACAGTATTACGGGCACGTAAAACCTTACCCTTTAGAAGTAAATTCCTATCATAGATACTTGATACCAAATTACCAAAATGAAATTTCAGATCAGGATTTAAGCCTATACTTGGTAGGTGATGATGAAGTTAAAATTCCTTGTGAATTTGGTATTAGTGATAGTAAGTTATACCGAATAACTTTTATTTATTCTGAAGAAATAGAAGGACGTTTTGAAATAAGAGACTCTGCTGGATTAGCTATTTTTTATTCTAGCTGTGTTCAATTTCATGATAGCACAGATAAAGAAGGGAGGAAACATATAAGAATTGCAACGCAATGCAACTACAATAGAAATCTATTCTCTTATGCTGACGGACAACATGATTGGATGATAACAACTCTTCCAGCTTATTGTATGGGAGAATTTGATATTGATGAAGATATTAAATCAGGGAGAATAGGAAGTTTAGGTTCAACGGAAATAAATTCTGCGTGGACAGAAGAAAACGTTAAATATACAATCATGGCTGAAGGAGATAACAACATTTTGTCCTTTATAGCTGTTCACTCTACAAATCAAGATTTATACATTGACGGAACAAAACGTACCAGAAAGGAAAAACCAGAAACAACTGACTTTACAAATGAAATTACAATGAAGTTTTCCAATGTGAAAGATGACAACGGACTGAATATCATTTTTAATGAAGATGCTGTATTCTCAGATGTGTTTAAACAGGCCTTAGCTAATGGAGATTTGACAGCGGTTTATGTATATAATTCTAACTATATAATACCTACAGAAGATGTCTGATCAAATTATACAAGCACCATTTGTTAAATTCGTGCCAATAACTGAAATACCAATAACTCAAAATCCTTTAGAGGGTTATATCGCAAATTACAATCCACAGGGTGAATTTACATTTACTCCAATTTCAACTTTCAGACAGTTAATAATGTCCGGAACAAAAGGCGAGGCGACTCCAACGAGTTCACCAACGCCATTGCAGTATAAAATTAATGTATCCTCAGCTTTAACGATCCCACCTGGAATTGGATCTACTTACACACAAAGCACAAGTACATATAGAGTTGATGCGGTTAATATAACAAATGGGTTAGGCGATTTTTCTGTTTCAATTGTTAGTGGATCTGCGCCAACATCTACGGGAGTTTTAAATAAAGCTTCAGGAACAGGAGATGACGTTATAAATTACTCTTCTGTATCGATTAATCAGTTTGAAAAATGGGATGTAAAAACGGCCGGGACATATACTAACTTCAAAGATGGGTCTACACCGACTCCGCAGCCTATTGTAGTTTCAAGTGGAGACTTGACAAATAACATGGTTCAGATATGGGTGACAAATGGAGTATCGCAAAAAGTAATAACTGCATTGCCTACTATTCCTGTTATTGACGGCTTTACATCAAGCTCAACAACGGATGCGAGTTCAGCAAAGAACGCAAAGGTATTGAATGATATTATTACGTCAAACTTTGTTCCTAAATACTCTTACACCGAATTTTACGATCCTGCTACAGTATTGAACGGATATTACAACGCATCTGGTGTATTTACAGCAAATTCGGATTGGAGAGCTACACCAAAAATAAACGTTACAGCTGGTGAACAATGGCAGTACCGTGGTAAGCCTTATACATCATTAAGCATAAGAGGGGTTTACGGTTATCGGGCAAATGGAACGATTGTAGTTTTAGTTGATGTTATAAATGCAACAAACTTCGTACAATTTACGATTCCTTCAGATGTTGTTCAGATAGCTGCAAACTATAACGTTTCCACCGGAACATATTTTAATCTTCAGAAAATAACTACAACGCAGGTCTTAGTATCTATTGTTAAAGATACGGTTGGAAATGTTCAGTCAATCAACAATGAAAATATTTACAAGACTTTTACAGGACTGTCTATTGCATCAGTAGGAGATTCAATCACAGCAAACGGAGTTGGGGGCTCATTGAAAGGCTATCAATTATGCTTACAGGACTTGTATAATTTCACAACATACACCACCTATGGTTATTCCGGAAGAGCTTTGTCTACATTCTTAACGCCTGACGGTAATAGCATTATTGAGCAGTTTATCAATAACGCAGTGTCTAGGGATATATACACACTTTTAGCAGGCACAAATGATTTTAAATTAGATATTAGAGCCGGGGAAATAGGAACCTTGAACGATTATAAGAATCTGACTTCTTATGGCGCTGTAGGGTCCGTAATATCTCTAAATTTCTATCAGGCATTAAAAGCTTTCGTTCTTCGTTGCTACGAATTAAATCCAAAGGCGAAAATTATATTCATGACGCCACTGCAAAGAAATAATGCAGGGTATACTTCATGGTCAACAAATAGCGTTGGTCGTACACTTTCAGATTTCGTTAACGCTATTCGTGAAGTAGCTGCATATGAAAGTATACCGGTTGTAGATTTCTTTAAAGATGGGGTTATTAATATGAGAAACATTTCACAATATACATCTGACGGTCTTCACCCAAATAATGATGGTTATAAAATCATGTCAAAGCTGATCGCTAAACGCCTTGATTACGTAATCTAAAAAAAATAATATGCCAACACCACCAGCGGAAAGCATAAATTTTAAAATAATAAAAAAATGAAAAGATTAATATTAGGATCAAGCCCTGTATCTTCAGTTTTAGGGTACGTATTAGCGGGGCTTTTAGCTTATCAGGAATATTTAGCGAATCCAAACCATGCAAGTGAGTGGGCTTGGGTAATTCCTGTTTTAATCGCTGTTTTAGGGCGTATCGTTGGAGACTCGAATAAGAAGTCTATCATGAACAGGAGCCAAGAAGAAGAGAGCGATACTGTAAATCCTGACAATCCTCAGTTTCCAAAAGACAAATATTAGATTATGAAAGTAGCTTTAATGTGCATGTCTTTTGCTATATGGATCTCTTCATACTGGATTTGTGAATTTTATTTTTCAAATTCAGTAGAGGAATGGTGGAAGTTACGAATGATTCTTTATGCTATAGTTTATTTTTTAAGCATAGCTGCAAATGGGATTTATGGTAAATCAAGAGCTGTTTTGTTTTTCAATGTTCTTTTCATGGGAATCGTTCTTGAAGACATCACAGACAGGCTGTTTTTTGATTCAAGAAATTGGGAATTTAACGACTGGATTGCGATAGATTTTTCTATAGCCGCAGCCTTGCTTTTAACTTTTAAAAATAAAATATATGATGGCAGGCATTAAGATGATTTTGATAGCTTTTTTATCATATTTGGGAATAAGGAAATTTTCTCCGGAGCTTTTAGATGATTTCAGGAAGCATATTGTCGAATATTCAATTAGTGTATTTAGCGGATTATTAGCATATATGAAAATTCCATTTGAAATAGACTATGCAAACCCTATTACCATCGAGATGATAAAAATGAGCTTTGCAGTATTGACGGTTATTTTTGTGATTCCGGTTCAATTCATAGTTAGAAAGGCTTTGGATAAGATTTATATAAAATACTTTAAGAAGAAATGAGAGCTTTATTATTGGTTTATGTATGCTTTTTATTTTTGATTGGGTGTGGATCCAGAAAGAAAAGCCTTTCTAATGACGAAGAAAAAACAAGCTTCAGCCAACAAACAAATACTCAGGAAAATCAATCAGTTAATTCAGATGTGTCATCTGTAACCGATATAAAGAATTTTCTGTTAAGCAATGGTTTGAAAATAAAATCAACGGGCCAGAACTACGAATTAAAATATGGTGATATGACTTTTTCAGGATCTGCAGATCTTGAATTTTCTCAGAGAAAAGAAGAAACGATTATACATGATGTATATAATGTACACACGACTTACATAAGAGATATTAAATATCAAACAAAGACTTATTATAAAACTCAAAAATCATCTAAAAAACTTGATATTGAAAGAGCTGGAATTTCATTTGGTTCAATGATATGGATTGTTGTTGTATCTCTATTTGTCGGTGCTTTAATAAGTCAACTAATCAGATTATACTTTAAACGAAAATGACAGCATTAGAACTATCAAATAAATATAAAACGCTTTTGAGTAAAAACGGAATTAATACTCCGTTAAGATTAGCACATTTTTTCGCTCAATTAGCACATGAGAGCATGAACTTTACCCGATTACGAGAAGTAGGGCCGGATTCGTATTTCCAAAAATACGAAGGACGTAAAAATCTAGGGAATACCCATAAAGGTGACGGGCTTCGATTTAAAGGCCGTGGATTCATTCAAATTACTGGAAGATACAATTACACTATTCTATCAAAAGAAACTAGTATTGACTACGTAAATAATCCGGAATGGCTGGAAAGAGAAGCTGACGCAATGACTTCGGCAATTTGGTTCTGGAATCGTAATAATCTAAACAAATATGCTGATCTTGATAGAATTGATTCAATTTCTGATTTGATCAATAAAGGCAAGCTAACAGAACAGTACGGTGATGCCAATGGGTTCACCGATCGGAATAATAAGCTGAAGTACTACAAGACTGTTTTTAAATGAAAATTCCCCACTGTTAAGTGGGGATTATATTTTATAAATTCCGTTTTTTAAACCTTGACGGAAAACAAGGAAATAAGCAATTTGTGGAGTCGAACCACGGACAGACTAAAGGGGTGCATTAGCTGCGTTTCCGGACTTACTTATTCATTACCCCAGACTCTTTATGTATTAGGTTTAAAAACCTTACAAAACAATGTTTTTGATTCTTTTATAATATCAAACCCTCTCGTTACATATGGATTGTCTTTTACAACTCGAACAGTTCTTGAACTACCGTATGCTTTAGGCTTGTTTAAGTCAATAAAATCATCCCCATTAGACATAATGAATCTAATGATTTTTCCATATGTAGGATGCTTGTAATATATTTTTTTAATTATTGACATTTCTATATTATATTTTTTTGCTATTACTTTTTTCTGATACCTAGCCACTCATTTTTATCTATAAAATGCGCAAACTTTGATCCAGTAGGAAGTAGTTCAGCTATTTCACAGTCTAATACATCAGCAATAAGCTTAAGCTTTTCCAAAGGAGCCTCAATTCGACCTGTATTGTATCTGCTTAATGAGCTAGCATCGATCTTCGTTTTTTCAGCAAGATCTTTCATGCTCATGTTTCTTCTTTTTGCTGCTTCTTTTATAAGTAATTCCACTTA